CCGCAGCGTGGCTTGACGCGAGAGGGGGGGGGCCCGCCCCCCCCGTGGTGCCCCCCCTATCGCTTGGTCGAAGCCCTATATCGGTGGTATCTTTGCAGAGAGAAAACTCCCCATAATCAGCCTCATGCCCAAAGGACGAAGCAAAGAACTCATCGAGCGACGCAACCGTGACCTCTATAGGGATTACAGACACCTCATGGATGTCAAGAAACTACGCTACTCGGCGGCCATCACGCAGCTCTCGGAGAAGTACTACATCTCCGAGTTTACGGTGCTGGACGTCCTGAGGACTTGCATCCGAGAGGAGGATGAGCCCAAGGAGGCAAAGAAGGAGTTTACGGGCTTCAGGGTCTCCCGATGGAAGACATCTCAAGGGAGACCGCAATCGGAGTGCTCGGGTGAGCTATTTGGGGACTGACGAGCTCCGACACCCGACACGTATAAACCTCTTGGTACACCTTAATGCCATGATTGAAGGTGTAAAACCGACTCTCCTCCCTCTTCAAGCCCGATCCAGCCTCCCCTGAGGGGCGAAAGCCCTGTAGGAGGCGGTGCAGACGTCCTCGGAGCTCCTCCCGCTGTCGAATGAACAGCTCGGTGTCACTGCCTATGTGGGTGTCCTCGTAGCAATCTATGATGAGCCGAGCCTTGATGCGAGCCTCTCCCAGCTGGCTCCCCCCGACGATGTCGCTCCATTCAACTTTCTCTAGGTCGATGAGCACCGCTGGGTAGGTAAGCGGATACATCTGCTTCCCCTCATCGTCGATAACCTCAAGTTGTCCAAAGTCCTCGTCCACGACCATCAGCTCAGGCATACCGCCCGATACGTGCTGGATGATCGGCAAAATCAAATACTCCATAGTCGTTATTTTAGTGCGTTGTTGCTTACCTTGTTGATCGCCTTGATGATCTCATCGCTGATCTGATCACTAAGCTCCTTACTCTCGCCGATGAATTGGCGCTTGGGCATGTGGATGCGAATGTGGAGCTGCCCTCGAGCTCCGAGGGCGATCCGCCTCCACTTCTCAGCTTCGCTCCCTCCGCTCTTGCCTCCAGCGTTGTAGTACTGAGCCCAAAACCACTTTTTCATCTTGGGGGTAACCGTGGGGGTGGAGACCATATCCCCTCCCTCGTTGTGTATGCGAGCATAAGCTACGGGGTTGAACACGAGTACAGAGGCCTTGCTCGGCACGGCCTCAATGCTACTCATGAGGTGGTTGCGAGCGGAGGTTAGGGTGCGATATTGCGCCGAGGTGGATGAGCCGTGCTGTCTGATAGCTCGTTGCCACTGATGCAGACCTCCATCCATAAAGCCTGAGAGGCGGAAGTTGTCTCTAAAGTGGCGCTTGGCGATGACCGCCACCTTGCGGGGGAGGCGGTTGTTGATCTCCTCCTCGGCGTCTTTGGTTAGCTGCGTGATGACCTTTAGTAGCTTGTCTGCTTGCATTGTTCGGAGAATTGATTATCTTTGTAGTGGCTTGAAAGAGTTAGGGATGCGGCTCAATAGAGTCCCATTCCGCCTAGGGGGACTAGAGAAATCTAGTCCCTATCTTTTTATATCCTATAGTAGGAGCTCCCGCAATATTTTTTCACTTTCCCTATAGTAGAGTAGCCGTCCCGTAAGTTTTCTTCGTGCCTCAAGAAGTTTTTCAAAAAGCTCCACTTTATCAGTCTCTAGTCGAACAACAACTATCTTTGCTCCTTGATCCTCATAGGCATGTTTTACTTGCTTTATTAGACCTCCTGCCCCATGAAAACTCTTGAGATCTGCAGAAATTCCATCAAGCAGAATATCGTATGAGCCTTCCTCGTCCCTATTAGTACCTCTTAAATGAGAGACATGATGCCCATGTTCTGCCAGGACTTTACACATGGATTGCTCCTTGTTAAATATGCCACGCTCTCTTGAGTTCTGTTTCCCCTCAGTTATGCGTTGTCTTTCCGTGACGACATATCCTCCCGACTCTGATATATAGCTATGCTCCCACTTGTCGGTGGGGTATTGCTCCTCGAGCTTCGCCTTGATTACTGCCCTGTCTACATAAGGGCAACTATGGCAGTCCTTAGTCCTATTGGAGAAGTGTCTACGCACCCATCCCTTCACGCCCTTGGAGGCGTAGAAGGGGCACTTGGCACAACTCTCGGGGTAGTAGGGGTGCTTGTCGGTGATGAGCCCCTTGCGAGCGGGGTCGCCCTCTAGTCCTCGTTGTGCCCGATGCTCAGGCTTGGCAGCCTCTGCCAACTCCTCGTCATCGAGGCGCTGCACGGTGGTGTCTGTAGGCTCGAGGGAGCACTTGCAGTTCCATCGGTCTCCTGGACGGTGTTCCTTCCAGAAGGGGTCGTCCACGGGGAGGATGACGGGCTTAGCCCAAAAGGCAGCGTGCCCCGCCTCGGGGGAGGGGGAGGTGGTGGGCATCCACTCGAGGTTAGGGAAGATGTCCTTGTTGTGCTCGAACTCCCTCCAGTCGGCTGCCTGATGGGCACGTATCACGGCGGTGTCGTACTCAGTACGAAGCCACGAGCCTACGTGGTGGCTTGCGATAGGTGCTACTGCCTTACGCCACTCCTCATAAGAGCGAAGCTTGCCGTCTTCGCCAATGAGTCGCTCGGCCATCTTGGTAGCCATAGCGTGCACCTTGAAGGCGGAGAATACCTCATTGGAGTGGCGGATGCTCCTGAGGAAGTTCTCATCATGCGTGGGCGGATAGTTGCTCTCCGTAAAGCCTTGTACAGCCCCCGAATTGATGATGCGAAGGACTTCCCTCCAGGCGGACGGCTCGATCTCCTTGGAGGTGTCAAAGCCGTCGTAGATCTTGCGGAGGAAGCTCTCCAGCACCTCCAGGGAGAAGATCGCCTCGGGGGGGGTAGAGTTAGTCGGAGATGAGCATGAGGCGCAAGGGCACCCGTAGTAGAGCTCGTTGATCAGAAGTCGTTGTCCGCCCCGAGGGGAGTCTCCCCTGGGGCTAAACCGAAAAAATGGGCGAGCCGATCCTTGAGGGACTTGTCGCCCTTCTTCTTATCCTCCTTCGATGGCTCCTCGGGGGACGTTTGATCCTCCTTCGAAGCGCCCTCTAGTGAGGCGGCGAGCGCCTTGCGTTGCTCCTCTTGCTCGGCGATCTGCTTGTCGAAGTCATCGGGCTTCTTGACGTTAAGTGCTTCGTAGACGTCATCGGCGTCGAGGGGCAAGCCCAGCTGCTGCATCTTGAGGTAGATGTCCGCTTGCGTCGTGATGTCGATCTCCTTGCGCTTTGCGCTGACGAACTTACCCCCCGAGACGTTGTAGCCAAGCGCCTCGAAGATGGGGATCATATAGTAGTTCAGCACGTCGAGCACGGTGTTGCAGTCGTCCTCATTGAGCTCCTCCTCGACGGCCTTATGTACCGTCCCGAGCGCCTGTGTGCCCGTTTCTGATGCCGAGGTCGTCAAGGTGTTGCCAAGCACTCGTACGGCTATTTGCTGATCCCAGTACTCGGTGAAGTCCTTGAAGAGCTCCGATGTGCCTGACTTGGCATTGCTCTCGACGAACTTAAAGTTGCTCTCGGCTGGGTGTATGTAGACGGCATTGTTGCCTCGGTTGCGAGCGTCCAGGAGGAGCTGACGGCGAGTCTCCTCGTCTCCAGCGTTGTAGGTGTACTCCTGGATGGGGATTGCGTACAGCTCGCAATACTTCGCCCAGTCGGCGTAGTTGTTCCTCTTGTAGAGTACGGCTACGAGTATCTGCGAGAGGATGCCGAGTTCCCGCTCGGAGCCAACGAAGAGCATGTTGGGGAACTCCGAGATCGGTGTCCCCTCGGTGTCCGTCTGATGGCGTAGCAGGCGCTGCGTGACGGGGTCGTAGTGCTTGCGGGGGACGGAATAGAAGCGGATGTCCCCCTCCTCGTCCGTGTAGAACTGCAGAAGGGTGAAGCCCCAAAATTGAGCCAAGACGATCTCCTCCCTCAGCTTCTTCATCCACGGGGAGGCGAGCTGCCTATTGATCTCATCGTCGGGCACTCCGTCTCGGTGGAACTCGATGGGGATCTTCGTCACCCCCTTGAGGCGCTTGGCAAGCACCCCTGCTAGGTGCAAGTCCATCAGTGCCGACTCGTACATATCGTAGAGTCTCGAGCGGAAGGAGAAGCTCGTGCTCTTGGCGGAGTTGATCGCATGAATGTACTTCTGAATGTCGAAGTAGAAGAGCTCAGGAGCGCTCAGCACGATGTCCACTAGTTCGGACTCTCCGTTTGCCCCCTCGGTGATACGTCGGGTGGGCTTGCTCACAGCCTTATGATACTGCTTCTTCGTTTTGCTTGCCATCGCTGATTATATAGGGGGTGAGGTCTATTGCTCGTTTGGCTTTCCAGCACTCGGAGAGGCACTGCTTGATGTGCCCAAGGGCGGAGAGCATAAAGTGCTTGTACTGATTGACAGTCGACACCTTGTAGTAGTAGGCTTCCTCTTCGCTGAGTCCCATCTTGATGATGGTAGGGAGGTTGATGCCGTCGAAGAGCTTGCAGAAGGTGAATTCGCCGAGGAAGTTGCGCTGGTTGGTCTCATCGAGCCACACATTGCGGGTGACAGGTGTCTCCTCCTGGGTGGTGTAGGCGAAGCCCCGCAAGATCTTCTCATCGCACGCCTCATTATAGGGGTGCATGATGATCTCTGCTACCTCGTGCAGTGAGGGGCGGTGGTCGAAGATCACGTAGTCGTAGCTGTAGAGGGGTGAGGAGGGGGCGCCCTCCTCACCTCCCTCCTTGTGCACCTCCTGCAAGTTGTACGCCATGTACCATCGGTCTCGTAGGGGGTCGATTAGGTAGAGGAGCTTCCCCTCGTGGTAGGGGTTGCCTATGTTGTGGCTATGCATAATGAATTACCATTGAGTGAAGTCAGCTCGTTCGTCGATGAGGAACTTGTACTGCTTGTGCGAGCGAAGCTCCGAGGGGGAGCTTGCTCGGATGACCCGACCTCGGAAGACAGGGATCATCGAGTACTTCTCTAGCGGATCTCGAGCATAAAAGAGCTCTGCCTGGTAGCTATAAGAGCCGTCGTTGGGGCTATTGAGCACCAAGCTATGCTTATCGCTCGTTGCGTAGTTGAAGGATGCAACGAACTCTGTAGCGAGACCAGCTATCCATGATGGATGGTGGCGCCGAGCCATGATGTCCATATATCTCCCCCCGAGGAATTCACGAACGACCTCAGCGCTCGGGTCAGACGTGTAAAAGGGCATACGCCCAAGTATCCTCCTCGGCTTGCTCTTGTCCGTCACGGAGCTATTTCGCCACTCCTGCAGGTGGAAGAACTTGTCACCGTAGTAGTGATTGGAGAGGTTGGCATTATCTCTTCGAGGGACTTGGGTGAGGCCGACGCCGAGATCTTTCGTCGCTGCATAAATTGTGGAGTCTTTGTGTAGGGCTGTTAGAGGGGTGCTTACCCCCGTGAGCACCCAGGTGTATCCAAGGGCGGAGGGGAGGTTGCACGTCTTACGGCGTACCGTCCCGAGGCCATCGTCGCTGATGACCCCAGGGGTAAGGGTCGGGTCTTTGCGCCCATCGGTTGCTAGAGCCGATGTCCCCTTCATCCCAGCCTCAGGGAGTGACCAGTAGGTGTAGTTGGAGTTATCGATGCGTAGTGTCGTTCGCCCGAACACGCCCTTGAGGTCGAATGTGCCCGTCTCGGCGTAGAGGAGGTTTCGGATGTCCTTGACCTCCTCGTAGCTGACGTTGTCGTAGTGCCCGTGACGAGCGTAGAAGATCCATCGATCCTCATCCCTACGACCAAAGGGTAGCCCCTCGGCAAGTCTCATAGAGGGGAGGGGCTCACCCGTCTGCCAATGCAGTGGAGTAGCGGCGATCCAAGCCTCCTGGTGCTCCTGCCAGTGGGGCTCCCAGTCGGCGGGGTTGCTGGAGTTCGTTAGCCAGATGTCCATCTCCTCGTCGATGAGCTCTGTGAGCACCGAGGTGTAGAGGTAGACCGCCCCCTCGGGGACTGAGGCTACGTAGTCTCGGTACATAATCGGGTAGTCCTTGTTGGAGAGGCGAAGGACACGCACCACCTTGCCGTCGGCGTCGGTAAAGACCGCCGAGATCATGCAGCCTCGCTCGTATTTGTATCGGTCGCCATAGGGAGCTGGCTGACGCTCCTCGGGGGAGATAACTCCTACGCTCGGATCGTCGGTGTCGGTGTATCCGCTACTGCAGAGCGGGAAGCGTACCCGCTTGTAGCCCGACACGGGGATCTTGATGCAGCTGTAGAGGTTGCAGTTGTTGCTATTGGTGTAGGCGGCGAGGTGCTTGTAGAGAAGCGAGTCCACCGATACGCTCTTGTCGGTCTTAGTCCCCTTAGGGCATCTTACGTAGTACTGCAGCATCGGCTTGAGCTCGCTGAGGATCTCCTGGTAGGAGATCAGTCGCCCCTCAGGGGTGCGTGGACGCTCGAGGTTAGACGAGTAGATCTGATAGTCCGTACCCGTCTCCCCGTCGTGTACGCCCTTGTACCAATAGTGTGGCTCATTGACCCAAATACCGCCCTCTGCAGCGTCGCCGAGGTTAGAAGGGGTGCAGAGCTTGACATCTGCATTGTCGGCATAGTAGCCAGAGTGCTGGTCGTGCAGTGGGTAGACAACCATCTCTCCTCGGCGCTCCTCGATGCCTCTCCAGCGGTGACGCATGCGGGAGATACGGGTGAGGTGCCCCGAGGGCTTATAGGGCTTGTCCGTGCCATAGCCCGTGCCGTTGTCAAGGTTGAACCACTTATCCATGACTGTGAGCTCCAGGGGGAGTCCCTCCTTGCTCCTCCACCTATTGTAGTAGCCTACAACGGTGTACTCGGGCTGGCGGATAGAGAGCTCAGGGAAGTGAGCCGATAGGCGTGCATACTCCTCGTCTCCAAGGTATTGCGTGAGCCGATAGGTGCCTACCAGGGCGCACGTCGTGGTGAGCGACCCCGAGGAGGAGATCCCCCCCTTGGTGAGGTATCGGTTGAGCCAAGTGACGTCGCCCTCTCTATCGATGCCTACGATGCGTAGGTGGGTGACAGAGGGTAAGGTCTCCAGGAGCGCCTCCCAGTCCATCTTAGGGCAGTCCTCCCACCATAGGCGGGTGATCGTGTCGGCGTGTAAGCCGATGAGCCCCTCAGAGGTAAGAAGGGGTAGGTGCCTGAGGCGCAACGTCGTCAGCGTGTCGGGGAGTCGCACCTCCGTGATGGGTGCTCCGTCGGCAAAGACGATGTCCGTAAGTACCGTGCCCGAAGCGTCGAGCTTCCTCAGACGAGGGTTGCCCGAGAGGTCGAGGGAGCGGAAGGAGGGGGAGCGAAGCCCCGATACATTCAGCTCCTCGAGGACACGGCAAGCAGACACCGTGACGGCGGTGAGCGTCGTCTGCCCAGCTGGGCAAGCGAGGTTAAGCTTCGAGAGGCGAGGGCACTTGTCGAAGTTCGACGTGCCGATGATGTAGGGGCTCACCTGGGAGAGGTCAAGCTCCGCCATACGGCTTGCCCCGTAGATGTTCTGAGGATCATTGACGATGAGGTCGATGTCCAGCTCAAGCGAGACCTTAGCCCCCGCTGCATCAGCTCGTACCCCCGAGACGTGTGGCGCCTTGGAGGTGTACCCATAGCCAAAGTAGTAGCGTTCGCTGGCTGTGATGTCGATACGCTTGCGATCCTTGCTGAAGTTATGGGCGAAGTAGAGGCGAAGGGCGTCGGCTCGGTACGTACCTGCCAGATACTTTGAGTCTAACAGGGCGAAGCGGTCGTTAATCATCGCCGTGCGATGAGCGTAGCGAGAGCCCTGCAGGCAGTAGAGGTAGTCGATGCCACTTTCGATGTAGGGCTTTAGATACTTGTACTCCCCATCCTTGTTGTAGACACGCTCTGACCAGTTGCGCATAAACATACCATTGAGGATCTCGAGCACCCGCTCCTTGCTCATCGTAGCTCGGATCTTTTGCGCCGTCTCTGCTAGTTTGTCGGGGAGTGCCTCCCGAACAAGTTGCCATAGCACGGAGTCATGTCCCGCAAATGCGTACGATCCGATGGTGCTGTCAAAGGTTGTCTCATCAATGGTGTAGAGATATATTAGTACCCCGTCATTGCGCTCGCCGAGTACGGTGTCGTTGTCGTAGGGCAAGAAGTACCAATGCACGCCATCCCACGTAGCGAGCATCATGTTCTTTGCTCGCTGGTCGACCATCATGAAGTAGTCAGTCATGATGTACCACCCCGTGAGGCTATCGACGTCGAAGTAGTCGGCAACCTCTCGCTTAAACTTGGTGGGGTTGTCCTTACACGAGACGATCCACTTCCAAAGGCGGCGCACAGCTGTTTTATGAGCTTCATTCGCTGTCTCCCACTTCGCCCCGTCAGGGTGGCGGAACTCAAGGGCGGTCTTGAAGTTCGCCATGTTGTCGGTGGCGAAGAGAGCAAGGGGCTCGGAGTTGTTGAGGAACTCCAGGCAGAGGCACTTGTCGTCGTTGACGAAGCCGAATACCTCCTCGCTACCGCTCTTGTCGTTGTTGAAGTTGTACTTTCCGAGGTAGGTGTTCTTCCCCGACCCATCGAGGTCGAAGAAGGCATCCATCGGGAAGCCATCGATGGCTATTCGAACGCCGTCCGATTTCTTCTGCGGGGGGGTAAGGATGCCCGCCCGTCGGAAGGTCTCGTCGATGAGCTTAGCAAGCCCCGTATTGTGAGTGCTCGAGCTCTCGGCAAAGTCCGCTTTAAGCGTAAAAATTGACACGGGTACTGCCCCTGGAGTAAAGGCATACTTGAGCGTTGCCTGCTCGATGCCCCCCACGGTGAGCGTCGTGTTGTACTTCTTCTTCCTGTCGAGATAGATACGGTAGTTCTTTCGGGGGTAGGTCGTCGAGCTCGTCCCCTGAATGCGTAGCCCCGCCCCCTTACACACGAAGTCGTACTGCTTGCCAAAGCCGCTGTAGAAGTAGATATCTACAGGCACCTCGAACTTTTTGGTGTTGGTCTCATTGACCAGCGGCACATTGCCCACGATGCGTAGGACGCTCTTACCTTGACGGCGGAGCTTGTCAAGGGAGACCGCTCCATCGTCGCCAAGGACGTCGTTACGCTCATAGAGGCTTACGACCTCCGAGGCATCAGGGCGGGAGGCGATGTAGTTGCTGAGGAGCTCGTCGTCACTGAGGGCACGAGTGTAGAGGCGTACAGCACGTAGGCTTACGTCTGCATGGTCACTCGTCACCTCGATAGGCTTAGCAGCTGCCTGCAGGAGGCTGTCTGCTTGGCCGTAGCTGACCGCCCCCGAGCGGATGCCGTTGACATAGAGCTCGAGGAGGCGGTGTGCCGACTTAGGTTGGATCACGATCGCCATGCGTAGGTACTCTCCTGGAGCATAGTGTTGGGTGACGAGTGCCCCTGATGAGGTGCGTAGCTCTAGGTGCTTGCCTGTGAGGGTAAAGCCTACTCCTGCCTCATCTCGGCAGCTTACGACCGCTCCTGAGTCGGAGAGCACATTGTCGGTGCGTAGCTCGATCTCGATCGTTCCACCAGAGCCCATCGGGTCGCTGGCAAAGAAGGTAGCGGGTATGGTGATGGATGAGCCATTGATGAGCTTCAGAGCCGAGCCGTCCCACCCTCCAGCTGACCAGTCGAACTTATGGAAGATGGTGGCGATACCACCACTCATCCAGGTAGCAGGGTTTGCCTCTGCGTTGCTTCTGCCGAGGGCGGAGAGGGCGAGGGTAAGACCATCGGTGATCTCCCCCACACTCACCCGACCTGCACGCACCTCGATGGTGAGGTCGTACGACACCCCGAGGCGAGAGGAGAGGTGTACGGGGAGATCTCCCGAGGTGATGCTACGAGAGGTGTAGGTCTCCGTGCCTCGTCCTAGAGAGAGTGAGAGGGGCTCAGCCGAACCGACCTTTAGGGAGAGCTCCGCTGGCTGACGCTGGGGGTCGTAGATGGCATAGTCAAAGCTATAGCTCTCGAACTGGTCAGCATCCACCTTGGGGTGCAAATGCTCCCCCTGGGTGTGGATACGACCATCTCGACGGCGGAACATCACCCCAATGCGAGGGAGATCCTCCGTACGCCCGATGTAGTAGTCAATGTAGATGCTCTCGCTACGGATCTCCTTAGCTCCAATGGTGAGCTCCGCTACGAGCTGAGCGGTGTGTCGCCCCTCGCTCATGCCCGATAGCGGTACTTGTATTGTACCGTTGGTCACCCCTGCTCGGGTGACCGTCTGCACGCTATGGCTCTCCCCGTCGATGTAGCAGGTGATTGTCTTGCTGCCTACCCCCGTGACGGTGTAGGGGATGCTGAGGATACTCGAGGGGGAGTAGCCCACGAGGCCTGAGGATACAGAGTAGCTCGAGGCAAGGGTGAGGGCATAGACGTCTACCTTGGTCGCCGCCGTACGCTTTTGTGCTTGCCCCTCTGCGTTGGTGGCAGAGGCAAACACCTGTACGTCGATTGTACCCGCCGTCTTGAGGTAGGGGGTAAGGTCGAGTGTATATGTGCCCGCCGAGACATCGGGGATGGTTTGCTCCAGGAGCTGCGTTGCCCCTCGACGGATGATGAGGCGGATAGTCGCCTGCACGCCCGTGGGGGTCTCGTCGCTATCGGCGGAGACGTGGCGGTAGGTATAGGTGAGCGTAGCAGAGTCGCCCACCTTAACATCAGGCTGATCCACCGAGGCGGAGAGTAGTAGGCGGGTGGTTTGTGTCTCCCCACCACCGCCTCCACCACCAGCGGGGGGGGCTAACCAGGCGGCCCCCCCCCCCCCCCTGCTGGGGTGGGTGCGGCGG